AGGACATATTATGTCTAAGTCAATAAATAAAAATTATACTGACACTCCTGTAGAAGGTGTGACAACGTTATCACTACCAATTTCAGTAGTGAACTTTGGAGCGGATTTTAGAGTCAAGAGTAATGTGCCAAATGAGGCCATTATCACTAACTTAACAAGTCCATTAGAGTGCCCTGAAATGTTCAGGTTTGCAGTGTCGGAGATTTCCGATATCTACAAAAACACAGGAATAGATCCTGGGTATCAATCAGCTTCAAAACGTGGAGTTTCTCTACTAGGTCAGCTCACCGAGAGGTGGACTGTTACCGATAGTGTAGACGCTACTTTCAAACAAATAGACCCAATTGAAGGTCATATTGTTCTAAAATTTAGCAATGATTCTCTTATCACGGACGCCGACATCAAACTTTTCTTAGGCAGACTATGCAACAGTTTCTTTGAAACTGGTGTTGTAGATGCCGCTAGACTAAGATCGATGTTTAGAGGTAGTTTACTTCCTTCAGATTTATAAGGAGGGACTACCATGTCACAAAGTAAAAACCAAGTTGTTACAATTTGGGAAGACGTCGAGTGTTATATTCGGCGCAAGCGCCTCGTAAGGAATAAAGCAGTGCTATGTGGACCATCACTTTTTATTGTTCGTGATGCATATATACTACTGACTCTTACTTGGCTTGACCTCCTTTCGCAAAGCTCTTGCACACCTCTGCCTGTAAAACGTTGGGTTGACACCCTTTGTTCGCAGGATATTACGGAGGTGATGAGCACGTTTAAGGATGCTGATAGTTTGCTAGTGCAGCAATGCGCTAGTGGACCAGTATCCTATGAATCCTTTAAACAGATTCTGCGTGTTCAGCATTCGGCTTGTGGGGCGTTAATAGCGCCACTTAGCGAATTAATTGATCTCTGGTTTGAGAAAGAAGAACCAGAGAACTTCTTCCGTCTGCATACTGCCTTCTCGTACGTCACGCGTCTAAATATTCCTGACGCGGATGATTTACAAGATAAGGCATTAGAAGACTTTTTAGCGACAGAGGAACGTCTTTCAAAAGTAGAACCTACTAATGAAGAGGCGCAACTCATACGCGCATGGTTCGCGCACGACTTTGATTATCATTTAATTGATAATTTTGAGCCAAAGCACGGACCAGGGGGAGTGGCCGATACCCTGGATGATCTTGTATCTAAATACAAGGTCCTCGGGTCCGATCCTTTAACTAGGTATATGGATTTGAGAGTGGGGGGTAAGTCCACAAGACCCAGACCTCCGGTACCGTTCGAGAGAACGGCGGAAGTCTTGTTTGTACCCAAGAGTGTAGATAAACTTCGTACGATATGTATGGAGCCGACTACATTACAGTGGTACCAGCAAGGGATTAATGAAGCGGTCGTATCCTATATAGGACGATCCAATCATCATTACCTTGCTCGGCGGATTGATTTACAGCACCAGGAGAAAAATCGAGAGTTAGCTTGGGAAGGGTCTTTAGATGGTAGCTTCGCTACTATCGACCTTTCTAGCGCCTCTGATTCGGTATCCTGGGCTTTGATCAAGAAGTGGTTTCACAGAACGCAAGTGTACAAGTGGTTGCTAGCTAGCAGATCTCGATTTGCTCGTTACAAACACCTCGTCATTGAAAGCAAGAAATATGCGCCCATGGGGAGTTCTCTGAACTTCATCATAGAGTGCATCGTTTTTGCTGCAATTTGTGAAGCTTCGATTATTGAGGCCGGGGAAGATCCTAATCAGTCAAGATTTAGGGTCTATGGGGATGACATCGTAATAGAAACCCGCTTCGTTCCTTATTTGGAACGCCGATTAGCTCAAAATGGATTCTTGTTGAATTCCACTAAGAGTTTTTCTAGCCCAGGATATCTCGTTTTTAGAGAGTCCTGTGGTGGCGAGTACTTGAACGGTGCCGATGTTACACCTATCCGTATGTCCAGGGAATTCTCCGGACTGCAGGTTAGTGCATACACACCCGATCGTATACTAGGACTGATCGATGCTGCAAATGCGTATAACATGCATTTGCCCTCTGTGCGACGTTACGTCATCAAAAGCCTTAACAGGCTTCCACGTGGCATTCGTGTGCGATTTGACAGTAGTGGTGAAGGGGCCTTATTTAGCCCTACTCCAACTAACTTCCATCTTAACGCACCCTTGTACCATTTCGGCTATCAAGTCGATCTGTTACGTTATGGGCGATCAAAAATCGCCCGAGGCACATTAGAGGTAGAGGATGAAGATATTCGTTTATTCGAATACCTCCGTCTTTCAGCCCACCGTAGTCGTCTTACCTTTCCGGAAGACGCTGTGGTAGCATACGTTACTCCAATAACCAAGCAGAGGTGGGTTACAAACCTACCGAAGTCTGATGCGGTTTGTTTTCAACAACCGATCTAACACTGTTTGGACTGGGAAACCAGTAGAGAAGGG